CTCGGCGCTCACATACGCCCGTCGCTACAGCCTGATGGCAGCTTGCGGTATCGCTCCTGAAGACGATGACGGCAACGCAGCGTCTAAAAAGCCTCAGATCAGCCTACAGCAGTCTCTGGCAGCTATGGAGGCATCAACCTCTATGGACGCACTGAAAGCCGCTTATAAAGCCGCGTTTCAAGCGCACGGTGCACATGAACAGATTGAAGCCATGAAAGACGCTATGAAAGCAAAACTGATGGAGGTAAAATAATGTTCACGCACCCGTGGCCCTTCCGCACAACAGACCCTGAAACTAGCAAGGCACCTGTCAAGCTCGAACGGCCTAAACAGATCCATCTGATGATCCTGAAAGAGCTGATGGCAGGCCCAATGAATGCCTATGAGGTAGCAGAGAAACTGCCTCACATCCTGTACCAGTCGATCACGCCAAGGGCTGCATGGTTGCTAAGACAGAAACTTGTAGAGATTGACGGGTATCGCAAAGGCTCACACAGGGCACAGAGAGTTTGGAAAATCACACAGAAAGGGATTGATTATGTTCGAGCAGCTCAAGAAAGTAAAAAGAACGAAGCAGTACGACAGACTAAACCCTCAACTAGAGCAAGCAATTAGTGACGTCCGTCGGAACTTCCCTCACCTATTCTGGAAAGAGCATGAACTCCATAAACGTCGCTTCTACCACCAGCCAGCTCACCCAGTCCCTTACGCAGGATACGTCTCAGCGTACAAACCAATGGTTTCAGGCAAGGCTAGGGCACGTAACAGCAAGCAGGGTAAGTGACGCAATCGCAGGAAAGGACACAGCTACCAGGCGCAACTATCTCGTGCAACTGGTAGCCGAAAGACTTACCGGGTATCAACAGGAGTCGTTCACAAATTCCGCAATGCAATGGGGAACTGATATAGAGCCACTTGCACGTCTTGCGTATCAAACAGCATTTGACTGGGTGGAGGAGGTCGGGTTCATCAAGCACCCGACAATCGAGTGGTTTGGAGCTTCACCAGACGGTTTTGTGAATGACGGTCTTATTGAGATAAAGTGCCCAAATACCACGACGCACCTAGACTGGAGGCTTGATGGTGTAGTTCCAAAAAAGCACCAACCGCAGATGCTGGCACAGCTGGCTTGTACAGGACGGAAGTGGGTGGACTTTGTATCGTTCGACCCACGCCTGCCAGAAAAGCTACAGTTGTTTGTAGTTAGATTTGAACCAGATCAGAAGGAGATAGACGCACTCGAAACAAAGGTCAAAGCATTCTTAGTAGACGTACAAACAGCAATCAACAAACTGGAGCAGTGATGGTTAAGTATGAATTAAGCGCAGCAATCGGCACGTACCAGAAAGATGGTCAAGAGAAGACCCGGTGGGCAAAGATCGGTACGGTAATGGAAACCAAGAGTGGCAAGCTGGCACTGAAGATCGACACGATCCCGGTCAACTGGGATGGCTGGGCTAGTCTAATGGAACCTCGCCCGAGGGATGACAAAAATGACATCCCATTCTGATGTAGACCATCCACCCCACTACACTGCTGGCAAGATAGAGTGTATCGAGGCTATAGAGGCTGCTACAACAGGCTTAGAAGGTCTGGAGGCGGTCTGTACAGCCAACGTCATAAAGTACGTGTGGCGGTGGAAAAGAAAAAACGGCTTGCAGGATCTCGAAAAGGCTAAGTGGTACCTTGATCGATTAATCCAAGCGCAAGTTTCTCGCTCTCAATAACACGCCTCTCCCAGCCTCGGCCATAGGTTGCCCAGGTTGGGAGAGACTTCATGTAAGCAAGCCTCCGCGCACATAGGTCTTTTATCAACTGGTCAACAGGTTGAGCCTCTACAGCCTGCAAAGTCATGCGACCTATAGCACCATCAGGATTAGCCCCGACAGCCTCTTGTAGAAGCTTTGCAGCCCTGCCAGGCCCACTGTTAACGCACGTATCAAACACAATGTAGTCAACACCAGACGGAAGATCGTCAGCCTTAACAGCGTCCCAGTAGCGCCTCTTATAGAACCCGTTCACCAGATCAGGCGTAAGTGCCTTCATCTCATCGTGAGTCACCTGCCTACCGAGATAACCCTCCCAGGCTTTCTGTGTGACACCGAGGTTCGTACAGCCCTTGCGACCGTCTGGCAGTTGATTACCAGGGTCACGCTCGTCATCAGTGAAACCACCCTCGTGAGCAATCATCTGCTTGAAAGCAAAGTCCCAGTTCTTGTTCATTTGTTACCTTTGCGTAAATTGTCAATTGCTGGAATTACTTGTAGATTTTCAACGCAATGTTTGCCACCTTTGCTAAGTGGGATTATATGGTCTACATGAAACTCTTCACCAAGAGACATGCTTTTGTAAAAGTCACGCAAACAATAAATGGATACAACATCTGAACACATTTCGCCACGAATTAATGATCGTCGGCTTGCGTTATCTGCCAATATCCTTGCTTTGTTTCTGGTTCTATCTGTTTTCTTCCATGCAGCAACCTTGTCAGGATTGTTTTTCCGATATTTCTGATTTCGAGTTAACTTTGCTTGATAGTGCTTAAGCGTGCTGCGCTTTACTGTTTCACGATGTTGCGTAGGATCTGCTGCACGCCTGTCTCGCATGATGATTGCGTAGCAAGACTTGCATCTACTCTGAACGCCAGAAGACAGCCGCCGATCTGGACTAAATAAAGACAGTGGTTTTGCAACCTTGCAAACAGTGCAGGATTTCACTTCTTCATCAAGTCCTTTTGTTGACTGCTGTTGGATGAGCCCAGCCAAAAATTGTAAACCGATGCTGTTTCACGCGCCAACACGCCAAGCAATAGCATCATTACATCGCTACCGGTTAACTGCATATACCCTAGTGCAGACCCAACCAGTAGGCCAAAGAACCCAGCGACAGTTACGATGGAAAGCAGTGCGGGGATCTTGCTTCTGGTCGCAACCTGCATCTCCCGAGCAGACTTTGTGTTCTCGACATTGAGCTCAAACAGTTTGGTTTCGTTCGCCATCTTGGCGAGCTCACCGTCTTGGTGGAGTTTTGCAAGCTCAGCCTTAGCCTTGTCTGCTGCTGCTTGGTCAGGCAACACACGGTCAAGGATCTTGCTACCGACTTCAAGCAGAGGCCCGAGTGGAATCATCATTCTTCCCCAGCATGTTAGCTACAGCTTTAGCACCCTGCCTGCCAGCAATGCCACCGACGGCACCAATAGACAACATCATTACGTCTTTCAGAATCGATAGAAATTTGTCATCGATAGGGCTGATGTTCTCCATATCGTGCTCTACAAATAGAACCCCGAGAATGATCGACACGACAGAGACAACAAGAATAAACGTGAGCGATAGAGCAATGATCGCCCACACCCTGACTTCTATCTGTTCAGCGGTTAAGTCTTTCATGTCAGTCTCTTAACAGATACAGCATGTACACAATGACAGCTACACAGATTGCTAGAACAACAGCAAGCGCATAACCATCTTTTATGCTTTCATCTTCATCATTTTCGGGTTTACTGTCCATCTGGCCATGCCTCCCAGATATATCTGCCGAGGTTAAACAAGATGATCCCGCCGATACCGAGAACCATCGCAATCAATGCACGTTCGCGCTTTTGCTTCTCTCGTCTTTCAGCCTCGCGTTGAGCAGCCAACTCTGTTGCCCGTCTACGTTGGACGATAGCGTTGTGTTCAGACTGGATCTGATCCCATACATCACCCTGACCAGACCAGATCAGAAACTCTCGAAGTTCGTTCGTCATCTGCTGGACTTTGCGAGCAGCGATAACCGTTTCGAGAGCCTCTGACATTACAGACTGTTGAGGCTTGTCTGACTTAGCTTTGCGCTCTTCGTTAGACGCACGGTTGAGCTGGTCTTGAGTATCAAAGAGTTGCATGAACTCGCCCAGACATTCATGCGCCTCTTTCCCGATTGATATGGCCTTTTTAATGCCCTCGACTGCCGCTTGAGCAGTGGCCAATGCGACAGCGACTTCAATCATTTCACACCTTTAGAACGAGTCCCAACAATAGCAGGATGATAGCGCCAGCAGACCCTAGCAGGATAGTCTCAAGTCTCTTAAGCCTGGCGTTGATCCCTTCGTATCGAACAGCACAGACTTCCTCATGCGTTGAGAAACGGGCTTCCAGTTCCATCATGCGCTCCAGGGCAGTGCAGGTGAAATGACAGTCGGATGTGCAGCAGATTGAATCTGAGCGTTTACAGCGGCTTCTGTAGCGTCTTTATCGACACCGTTAGCCCAGATCCAGCCAAGCACTTGTTGCTGCGTTAGCTGATCATAAGGCGTAAAAGAACCCTCTGGCGCTGGCAGAGAACAGGTGGAGTACACCCGACCACTGTACTCTTTACCGTCGATGGTTTGAGTGTCGGCGCAACTCCAGTGTACGCAGTACACGACGTCAGATAGGTTGTCCTGCTGCACGTAGCAGTCCATGCTTGTTACTGTCCAGTTCATGTTAAACCCCTGGTTGCGCTGGAGGATTAGGGTCATACGGCTGGGGCGACGGTTGGCTCCAAGCGTAGTTGGCGATGTTGAGGTAGTAAGCCTCATCCAGCACCGTGGATGCCTGCGGGTCGTTGGGCACGAGAACGCAACGCCAGTAGGTTGACGAAATGACAACGCCATCCTTCAGGACATCGGTGGTCTTGCGGACTCCGATGCACCCGTTGGGTTGGATGTCGAATTGAGAGATGTAGGTGATTTCTGAGAGAGACATGGTGAGTTCCTTCAAGTTGTTGAACGGTAGATGAGCCAGCCATTGACCCGGCCCCCTGTTGATTTCCAGCCAATTGCAGTTTCCTGACCATCGGCTTGGTTAATTACCTGAAGTTGATAGTCAGATGAACCGGGGCCAACATAACCAGCCGGTAGGTGCGTGGTTCCACCCACGGCGGCTAAGTCGATGCCGCCGTACGCTCTGAACACAAACGAGTTGTAAGAGCTTCCTTGCGATGTAAAAGGAAGCCCAGTAATCGAACCTGTTCCGGTAGAGGCAGTGCTCGTCCATTCGACATCCATAAACAAGTACACCAAGGTACCGATCTTGATGTAGTTGCCAATCCGAGTGGTGTAGGCAACATTTGACATGGTGCCGTTTGTGCCAACAGTCGGAGTCCAAGTTCCTTCTTCGTAATCGTCTAGCGTGTTGGCGTTGGATGATGCGGATTGGGTGGCGGGGAAGGTGATGCCTGTACCTGCCTGCGGTGACGCGCCTTCCAAAGCAAGTGTGTTTTGAGAAGTGCCGGACATAGACAGCATCGCACTGCTGTTGCCGTTATTCCTAACCTGCCAGCCAACGGTGCTGCTACTGCCTGCCTGAATTGCCATTGAGTTGGTTTGGTCAATTCGGATGTAACCGTTGTTGCCAAAACTGACATACGAACCCTTTAGGAAAGTGTTTCCGGAGCCATCCCAGTGCGCCCTCGGATTTCCATCCCCATCCGACAGCACGATGTAGTTGTCAGCAGTGCGGATGTCGAGGCCACCTTGGTTGCCGTTGTAGCGACCGAGGATAGTGTTCTTGGCTCCGGTCGTAATTGCGCCACCAGCCGCCGCACCAAAAAACGAGTTTAGATTTCCAGTTGTGAGAGACGTTCCCGCTTGATAACCAAATAAAGCGTTTCCATCTGCGGTTGTTTGTGAATATCCCGCCTGATACCCAACAGCAGTGTTGTTAGAGGCGGTGGTGTTGGAATAAAGCGCCTGAGTTCCAATAGCGATATTGCTTGCGCCAGTTGTATTGAGCGCCAAAGCAATAGTGCCGACAGCAATGTTGTTTGCTCCGGTTGTTGTAACCTGTTGTGCCTGATACCCAATAGAGATGTTGTTGTTGGCTGTCGTGTTTGAATACCCAGCCTGAGTGCCAATCGCCACCAGATTGGTTCCGGTAGTGTTGTTGTTGGCCGCTTGAAAACCGACAGCTACGTTGTTGCTGGCAGTCGTGTTTGAAATCAGCGCCGCACGTCCAATAGCGGTGTTATTTGCGCCAGTTGTGTTCGCCAGCAGTGTTGCAGAACCAATTGCGGTGTTGTACTGGGCGTTGGTATTAGTGGCAAGTGCGGAATTGCCCACAGCAGTGTTGTTGTCGCCCCCAGTATTTGCAGCCAGCGCGGAAATACCAACGCCGACGTTTCCGCCTCCGGTGTTTGTGCCCGCCAAAGCACTCGCACCCACCGCAGTGTTGGTGGACACAGCACCTGCACCACGACCTACGGTGATGCCGTAGATCGACATATCTTTTCCGGTTGAAATCACGCCCGACGATGCCAATACCAACGAATCAACCGGAGCGCTACCATTGAAACTAACAGCCTGGGTAGACCCTGCTACGCCAGCACCGACAATGTTTAGTGTGCCGGTGGAGGTGATACGCATGCGTTCAGCAGAAGCCGCAACGTCATAGAATTGGAAGCCATTAGTTCCAGCGCCAATTTGGAACCCAAAGGTATTAGCCCCAGACGGAGTGAATTTAACTCCAGGGAATTGTCCTGCAATATCAATTACTCTCGTATATCCATATGCAGTGGTTGGACTTTGAGTCCCAATCCCAACATTACCAGCAACAATCAGCCCAGTAGTAGGTGCTGCTGTTGTATAACCGATAGCAGCATTACCAGTAACTTGTAGCGTGTTGTTTGTACTGGTGAAGTTGCCGCCGATGTTGACTTGACCACCGGAGGTGATTGTTAACCTATTAGCTTCAGCAGTTGCGTCACGAATTAACAAAGCCCCTGGCAAACCCGTCGCTGACCCTCCTGTCGTTATTACGTATTCACGACCAGATGCCCCACTGTTTTTTATAGAAAACAATGGATACGCATTTGTGCTACTTGATTCAACTTGAATGGCTATCGTATCTGTTGTTGTAAACGCATGAATTTTAGATGCAGGCGCATTAGTACCAATACCAACCCGATCCGTAGACGCATCAGCAAAGATCAGATTCGCATCTGTATCACCCTCAATACGGAAGTCAACATCAGCACCATTCTCGTTGAACACAGCCCCACCGTTAGCCGTGAGTGCTGTAGAGACGGTGACCGCGCCAGTAGAATCAGCCAGCGTGATAGCAGCAGTACCATCCTTAGCCTTGACGTTCGTAACCTCTAGGTTCGTCGTGTCGATGGTTGTGGCAGCTAAGGTGTTCAGTGTGACGTTAGTCGCGGTGTCGTAGTACACCGACCGGCCAGCAGGGTAGGTACAGAAGACGTCTTTAACACCTGCCGAGAAGTTAACCAGATTCCCGCTGTTTGACGAAGACAGCACCGTATCTCGGCTGAGCGTCGTGCCCGACGCCGTATAAGTACCGATACCAACTTCCCATTCATTAACGCCCGGAAGGTTGATGGTGTAATACGTGGTGTTAGCATTCCCGATGGCAGAAAAGCTCTGGAATCCCGCAACCGCACCAGCCAGCGTAACTGTGCCCGTGCCTTGAGTTGTCGTCGTTTCCCGAACCCGATCTTTCAGTACAAGTGCCATGATTACACCGCGTCTATGTTAGTCCAGCCCGAAGACTGCGTATTGTTTATGATGGTCCAGTTCGCCGTCTGATCGTCATCAATCGGCTCCCATAGCGGACGCCCAACAATTACATCCGATCCGGTTGCTGTTTCCGATACGCTCGCCAAGAACGTCACACTGGTAGCGAAGCTGTCAGTCCCCGTAGCACCCTCAATAATTGTCCCAGGGTAGAACGGAACCGCTGAAGTTGTATCTGCGCCTGTCGCGGACTCTGAAACAGAAGACTGGAAATTGATCAGTGAGCTTACTTGATCCGAGCCCGTTGCCGTCTCAGACACTGAAGACAAAACAGTAAACGTGCCGGACGTCGTATCCGATCCAGTGGCCAGTTCCGTGACAGAACTTAAGAAAGTAACAATCGTTGTTACTGCATCTGAACCCGTTGCAGATTCAGAGATCGTAGGAAAATAGATCGTCCCACCAACCGTGGCGAATGGAAGTTCAGCGAACGATCCAGAGGAGAACGACATTATTCATTGACCAGATCGTCTTCTTTGAACCAACGAGTTTGTTGGTTGCCCTCAACATCAACCCACGTCATCCGGCACCACACAACCCCGTCCTCGTCCATCCGAAAAGCTTCAACCTCCCCAGAAGGCACGACAGTATTGACCTTGACTAGATCACCACGCTTGAACTTAGTTGCCATGATGACCTCACGCTGCGTCAAGGCTAAAGGTATAGGTGACCACGATGGTGTCACCCGATACGACCGAGCGATCCCCCGGTGCCTGGAAGTCTGATGCAGAGAACAACACACCAGACGTACCACCTTTGGTGTTGTTACTGATCAGAAATGCTCCGCCAACCACCGTCGTACCATTGATACTAAATGTCGCCGGAGAAGCTGAGTTCGTAACCACCGAAGGGTCTGCAGTGGTGGGGCTTGCAAATACCGCTTGGGGGCGCGTCGATTGACTGTAATCAGTCACCTCAGTCCAGCCTGCATGCAAAGCTGCTGTGTCGCCCGCTGCCGGATTATTTGACGCCGCTGCGCCGTAAATGCCTACGTACCACGTCGCTGTATAGCCACTACCCGTGAAATACTTGGCGTTCATATCCTGCAGACCTTGGTTCACAACCAAGTTTTTGGACTCACTCGTCCACTTCAGTTCGCCATCTGCGCCATAGCACTCAGCCCGGAATACACCGCCAGCGCTAGCACCTTCGTGACTTTTCATGTTTGCCTCTTAGTTAGAAGAACGAATCAAAGCCGTCGTGGCAGTGTTCGCAGGCATGGTGATTAAGAATTGAGTGGTTGTGGTCTTGTCGGAGCCAAAATCTAGGACGGCGATTGACCGATTGGCCTTGCTCGCATTGTAGATCAGAGCACATCGCGCTGTGAAGGCAGCAGGGTTCCACAAAACGTTATCAAAGTTTACGAATGCTACATACCCAGACGTGCCGATTGTCACGCCAGTCATGATTTCGCCACCAGCCGTATATCCCGTACCAGTGATTTCGTTTGTCGCTGTGTATGCAGTCGTAGCTTCGTTAAGATCAGCTTCAGCCGTATACAAAGCAATCTTAATGGTGTCCGTGGTCAGGTCGTGAATAGCCTGATATAGCTCCGCCTTGAAGCTCGTGGTCTGGGTCTGGACAATCGACATTACTTCACCTGTACCCGAACTTGACCATCGCGGTACGCATCCATACGCTGCTTGCCGTCACCCAACTGTTTAGCCAGTGCAATCGCTTGTGCGTACAGGGTTTCGTAAATCTGCACTGTCTCTTGTTCACCCTTGATGAATCGGATAGCTTCGATCAACGTACCGTTCAGCAGCACCGTATCAAAGTTGTCCCCAAGCCACGACGTGCCCGTTGCGTTATCTACAGTAGCTACTGGAATCGAAAACCCACTCCCAGTACCACCAATGCTGGACGCCGCTGCTGAAAGCGTATTACCCACTGCGTAGAACACCCCAGGATTCTGAAGCGTCACGCTCGTAACCGCACCACCTGAAACCACAACCCGCGCAGTCGCACCAGACCCACTACCGCCCGTCAACGGCACGTTGAAATAAGTTCCGTTGGTATAGGAAGAGCCCGCAGTAATCGCACCGAAGGTTGCAATCGAAGACTGAACAATCGAAGTGGGGTAATAGTAATAATGCAGCTCTGCTGAGTACGCTGCATCAGGCGTAGGCCCGAGAATGAACGACAACTCGTTGGTGTCAGAGAACGTAGGTCCAAAGATCGCGTAGTGTTTAGGCAGTCCAGTGCTTGTGGGGCTTGGGTACGCCTCACGGATAAAGTTCACATCTTTGTTCAACAGATACAGATACTCGCCATTGGCTTTGACAACCGCCAGAGAGTAGACCGACAGAAAATCGTTCGGTGCAGAGAGGTACTTATTGTTCGCGGACATGCTGCCCGTGACGTTCTTGCGCAAGTTTGCAAATTGAACGGTGTTGTAAATCTTTTGCTCAGCTTGCCGAACAAGCATGGCGAGCGTAGCCGCAGGTATCGCGTTCTCTACGATATCTTGGACGTTCGCTTGAAGCTCACCATAGTTCATAAGAACCTCTTAGGCCATCGGCCCACGCGCCATCACACCCTTGGTCGCAGCACCGGTACCACGAATCTTTATACCCGTGGTCTTGACGTTTTTCTCAGGATACCCCGAGTTCTTGAGGTCAACGCCCTCCGGGCTTTTTGCCTGCGGGATAGGCTTCGCTTTGGGATTTTGTTTCATTACACACCCCTCCCAGACTTCTTATACTTGAAAGAGGAAGTTTTTTGGTTGGCAACCTTGGCAAGGTTCCGCCCCAGTTCTTTCATCTGCAGATTCGTCTTGCCGCCCTTAGCAAACTTGGTCAGCGGCTTGCCGGGGTGCATTGCTTTTTCGTGCTTGTGCACGGCCTTCTTCGCATCCATGATAACTCCTAAGTCGTAACCGTTACTGTACCAACAGAAGTGACTCCAACCAAGTAGTTCGGTGTCAAACCTGCATCGTTTGCGCTTGCGCCACCCACTGGGTACCAGCCCCACTGAATATCACGTGAACCACCGGTCAAGTTACCCTCTGCATTCACACCTGCCGTTACGTACGTCGTATCTCTTCGCGGGTTACGTAAAGCCTGTGGATCATCAACCGGGTACATCCCCAACTGAAGCTGCGGGTGGTCAGGCGACCAACACTCTTTACATACCAGCAGGTTAATTTTCTTCGTCTTGACAACCAGTTCGCTCAGGTCTCGCAACTTAAAGCGGAACCCGCAAATATCGCACATTGCGATAGCGATTTTTCCACTGGCGAACCTATTGCCCATTTAGGCACCGCTACCGATAAACTGTCTGCGGGGAACGAAACGTACTGCAGCTTTTTCTCTGTCCTCAGCCGCTGCCAACTCAAACTGCTCCATGTACTCGGCTTTCAACACTTGCAGCCGGTCCGACAGTTCTGGAGTCTTCATAGCAATCTGAAACGCCAGCCCCGCAATCAAGCAAGGCAGGAAACGAAAGTTCATATCCGGTGTCTCGATACCAGCGCCAGCATCTTGGACACGGCGAAGTCGCCAGTACACAAACTGATACGTCTGCGTATTGTCCGGGGTCAACCACACGGTGATTGAAGGAAGATTTGGGTTATAGACCGCTGTGCCTGTCAAATGGCTTGCAGCCGTCGTTCCGTTCTGCGCACGTACCACACCACCCAACGTGTTGTTCGACGTATTGAGCCAGCCATAATAGATGTCTTCCGAGTCCACTCGGATGAAGCCCGCAGAAGGCAAGTTAGCCAGCGACGACAGCGTGATCGTGGTCGTTGAAGCGTTAATACCGCCGTTGAGCGTCGCACCCGTAGGACTTACCTGCCCTGAGAGTCTCTGCACCCACACCTGAATTGGTCGTCCCTGAGCAAGCTTGTTTGGTATGGTGGCATACGTTGAGACACTAATGCGGGTGATGTTTAGGTCCGCTTGCGTTGACTGTGCGTTAGCCCCAGTGCGAATTACGTGATCGAGAAGATCGATGGTATCCAGTGGTAGCGCGTAGGTTGGCAGCCCCGGCACGAGCGTGATGGTGCCTTGCTCGTACGTCCACATGTTTAGACCACGGTTAGCCCACTCAATGGTGAGCATGTTCATGGCCATGCGGGCAACTTTCAGGTCAAAGCCCGAACGCATCTCCCGACCGGCCTGCATCCAAGCCAGTTCAGCGACCTCAGTGAAGTCTGGGAAAAACGTCGTTGCACCAGAGGTTGTCATCTAAATCTCGCTGTCTTCTGAGCAATGCCCTTGGGTTGCGCTACAAACTGCTTACCTTTAGCCTTTCCTGCTCGTTTGGCTCGGGTGGTTGCTGCGTACTCCGCAGGGCTCAAAGACTTGATGGCAGCTTCAGGAAGATACCGCTCGCCCGTCTTGGATGAAGGCTTTCCGCTGCGTGTAGTCCAACGCTGTTGGGTCCAATCTTTTAAGCTCTGTTGCGAGGGTTTAGTCACGGTAGCCGCCGCCCTTAGCCTTGTACTGCTTAGCCAGAAGCTGTGCCTTACGGGCCGACCACTGCCCCGCACCAGTACCCTGCGTTGCTTGACCTTTGATCTTGTTGAACAACGCTTTCCGCATGCCGGGTTTAGTGTAGTTGCCAGCTTCGTTCACGCGGGACACAGAGCCGCCTTCAGCGTACTCCGTAAAGTCCGTATTGTCCCGGCGCTTCTTGCGTACGCCTGAAGGCATTTTGGAGGGGTTTATAGCCCCCATCCCGCGTGACGGCATCAAGATACACCTCCGCGTCTAACACCATTTACTATTCGGCTTACTTGCGATTGCCGTATATTAAACTGTTTTGCTAGCATGCCTTGGCTATAAACTTTATTGGTGTATAAAATTTTAATTTGCGTTGCCTGTGCGTCAGTCAACTTGGCTTGCCCATTCAACTCGCCATGAAGCCGGGCGCTACCGCAAATT